TTGCGGCGTAAGAAAGTGATCGAAGCAACGCCAGAATGGGTTAATAGGAACTTAATTTTAGCAAAATATAAAGAAAGAGAGAGGATCAGTAAGCTAACTGGTGTTGTCTACCATGTTGACCATTATTATCCGCTTCAAGGTAAAATTATTTGCGGGTTAAATGTGCCGTGGAATTTGCAGGTTATTACGGCAGAAGAAAATTTAGCTAAAAATAACAAAATGCCAGAAGAGTTTTACGGCGAAAATCATACACCACCAACATGGAAGGTTGTAGCATGAGCAAGCATGGTAGTCCGATGGATCGCGGAGCGGCAGACAGATACTATGGTCGCTCTTATGATCCACATTGGTACCCAGATGGCACATACAATGGGAAAAGGGTCGAGTTAAAAGACATGACACCCGATGAAATTGTGTCTTACACTAAAGGCTACAAAGAAGAGGATAGCCGCAAAGATTGGGGCGAAGGAGTTTAAAATGTCTGAGCAAAATAGAATGTATTGGGGTCTAAAAGAGTTGCGGTTCCTAATGGACGAGGACGTTGCTCTTGATCGGATCAAGGAAAAGGTCGATGCGTTGATGAATGTATCGCTTGGCTGTCAGTGCAGCGAGCGGTATAACTATGTTGTTGACCAGCAGAAACGGGTTGTAGAGGTGGACGGGAGCGAAATTGTTCGGCTTACTACAGCAGATGTGAAGTGCCACTGGAACGTGGATCTTCACATGAGGCCAGGAACTAGTGAAATTGTTCGCATTGAAGCAAGGAGAGTGTAGTGGGAGTTCCATCAAGAGAAGATATTATTGCGGCGTTGCGTCTGCCGGAAGTCGCGCCAGCAAAGCATAGAGTTCATGTTAGAACAGATGTTATAACACCAGCGCAAAAGTCGGTGAAGGATAGGCTTAAAAGGGCTTGGGCTGCTAGCCTAGAAGATCAGTTGCGTAGGAAAGCTAGTGTGAAAAGGTCAAAGTGGGATGTATGAGTTTATCGTTGCTGCTTGCGTCATGTTTAATGGTGGAGGCGATCCAGTTAATCCGTGCTTTGTCGATAAGGCACAGGGTTCCTATCAAACGTATGATCAATGCAAGTACAGCGCAAATAGACGCAAGAACGAAGTCTATACTGCGTTGCAAAATAAGCACCCGAAAGCGGGTATTGTGGTCATGGCTCCGTGTGGTAAATAAATACCACATTAACTAGAATTCGGTTAACTTTTACTTACCTACTTACCTAGTTACCTATAGGTAAGTAAAACGTAGGTAAGTAATAAGTTACTGAATATATTAACGAAATCGGTTTACTTACCTGCCCCGATTTCTTCTGTAGGTAAGTTAAGAGTTGGTTGTAAGTCATTGAAAAGGCCTATGGTTACAAAGTTTCCTATGGTTACATATATATATATATGGGTAGGTAGTGTAACCTACCCCATATACGAAAGTTAGAAAGACGCGCAACATGCAACAAGACGGACTGAGTTCTTGCTCGATATGCAGCAAGCTTCATGATGCAGGAAATCTGATTGAGTTGAACGGCAACCCTATCTGCTTTCCGTGTTCGATGTATGTGCAGTGGGAAGATATTGATGAGGTGCGTAGACCAAGCGATTACGATGATGCTTTGGATCAGCAACACGAAAATAAAATCATTTCACTTATGCTAGAATTTGCGGGGCTTCAAGAAACACCGTCAGGGGTGATATACTACCCAGACGAACACCACGATAATGTATACCATTTAGTGGGAACGAACAGAGAGGATTGAATATGCCAAAGGTCGGAGAAGATTTGCCAAAAGAAATGCGTCTTGCGGGATACAAAAGGCTCAAGCCAATACAGCAGGAGTTCTTGAACAATTACTTGCACAAGGACATGACACAGACAGAAGCAGCGCGGCAGGCAGGCTACAAGAACGCCTCGGTGTCCGCTGTACGGCTGTTAAAAAGCCCAGTGGTAGCAGAACGACTGCAAGAGATGCGTCTAGAGACACAGGCCAAATATGGGGTAACAATCGACAAATCTATTCGGGATCTAAAAAAGCTTCGGGATCAAGCGTGGGAGAACGGGCGATTTAGTGAGGCTATTCGTGCTGAAGAGCTACGTTTGAAGGCAGCGGGATTACTTATCAACAAACAGCACGTTATAAAGGAAGATATAACAGCGCAAACAAAAGAGCAGATCGCTGACAAACTGGCGGAATTCAAGCGTTTAGCTGAGTCACGCATGGTAAACGTAACACCAGATGTAGACGTTATCGAACATGAGGCACAAGATATAGTTCAAGATAAGCAGGATACGGTAAAATAGTACCACACACCCCGTGCGGGGGGAGGAGTCGGTCTTCGGGGCCTGCTCGGGGCCTTGTAGGCGTAGATTTGTTCGGGTTCGGGGCCTGAGTCGGGCTTTTTCGGGGCCTCGGGCTAGGGTTTCTGCGGGTTTGCGGCTGCTCTTCTCCGATGACAAACGGGGCCTCCCCGGGTCGGGCCTTCGGGAACCGTATAATTGTTCGGGTTCGGACCGGGAAGCAGCAGCTCGTACGGGAAAACGTACGCATAGACACTAACGGCAATGTAGGCATCGGGACGGGACAGAACAATTGTTCGGGTTCGGGGTTGACTCCCTGGCCTGAATCGGGACATTATTGAATCCTCCCTTGGTCTGCCCCCGGTGTTCCTCCATGCGCCGGGGGTTTTCTCCTCCCAACTGCTGTGTTTTGTGAATCAACAGTACAATTGTTCGGGAACGGGGCCGGGGAGCTGACCAACCCCGGTGTTTTATGTACCAGTTGTATTCCCAACTGCTGTGTTTTATGTACCAACGGTAATGTAGGTATTGGGACAACAAAACTTTTTTTATTTTTTGTTGTTTTTCTTGTTGACACTGCTCGCAATAGTTGCTTATATATAAGTGTGCTTAACAGAAGAAGTGAGGAAACAATGCGTAAGCTAGGTAACACACTAACAGGTATCGGGTTCCTCGGTGTCTGTCTGATGACAGGAGCAGAGCCAGACCCAGCAGTAACGGGATCATTCTTCGTTCACGCGGGCATCATTATGATCTTCGCCTTGACGATGGTAACGGGAGTAGCAACGGCTCGGGCTTCTTAGCCCGAACAAATTATGATCGGGGATGTCCGGAAGAGTCCCTGGTCCGGTGGCAGCACGGTTTGGTTGGTTTCCCCGTGCTGCCATTTTTTTTGCCCCGGGCCTAAACCCGAACAATTGTTCGTTCTCTTCCCCGGCAGCAGCCCGTAACCCAGGCGAATCTTTTTTTACTTTTTTTGTTTTTTTTGTTGACGGGTGTTGCAATGGTTGCTATATATAATGAGTAAACCAACGGAGGGCATGAAGATGCACAACTTACACAAGTATGACGAAATCAAAGAACACTTCACCGACTGGATGAACGAGCAAGATCACGAGTGGTTGAGGAACAACAAAGACGAATGGCACCATGAGTGCTTTAACACAGACTACTACATCATTGGCACATACAAAGCCGAACAGTGGATGGGTTCAAAAGCTTTTGACATCATCCGCACCGTCAAGGAGTACGAGGAAGACAACTTCGGAGAAGTGACCACAGATCTGGCTGACCCAGAGAAGGTTGTCAATATGTACGCCTACATTGTCGGGGAGCAGGTGGTCAGCGAATACCAATAAGTAGCAACACATCGGGCTTTCGGGGTCGGGATCTTCGGGTCTCGGCCTTTTTTTGTCCGGGGTTCGGGGTCGGGGTTCGGGGTTTCGGGCCTCGGGGTCGGGATTTGTTCGGGTTTCCCCGGCCCTGCTCCCGGCGCTGGCCCTGGCAGCGTTTGGATTTTTGCCAGATTTTGGCGTTTTTTTTTGAAAAAAACGTACAATTGTTCGCATTTAATGTTTGCAACCATTGCATATTCGTATATGATCTTAGGCATAGGCAAGGGGATAGGCCTCTTGCCATTATCAAAAGGAAACCAAATAATGCCTTATATTCAAAACGATATGTTTTTAACTGCCGGTTATGAGTTAGAAATTTCTGGTGGCGGTTCATATAGCGTATGGGATAGAAAGCTTAAAACTGCCGGTTTCGATTGGGTGCTAGTCAAATATGACGCAACGCCGGTTGTCGATGCCGAAATAGTGATACCACCATTCCCCGCGCATATGGCTGGCGGCGTTGCCGATGATTTGCGCCGGTTGTTTGCATTTATTGATGAAAACGGTGGCAGTGTAAATCGCCGTGACCTTGGCGGTCATGTCCACATTGGCAACCGCGCCATTAAGAACATGACGCCAGCCTATTACTGGCAACAATCAAAACAGTTAATGCGCGATCGCGAGGCATTCTATATGCCAAGTGACGATCCTGATAATATTGAGGCTGGTTGTTGCGCTGATATTATGCCTCTTATATTAGCGAAAGACGTAGCTGTTAGATATGCCGATCACGTTGGTGCAATCAATGGTATTCTGCCACCATCACGGCGCGACAACCGTTATGCAAGATGCCTAACACATATCGCCAGCGATGGCCGCCGCCATGCTGATTTTATGGCCGCAACCAACGCCAACGAAATGTCTTATATTATTGGCGGCAAGTTTTACGCGGTTAATCTCGAGACATGGACACGCGGCACAATTGAATTTCGCCAGCACCAAGCGACAATGGACATTGCCAAGCTTGAAGCATGGTGCCTGCTTATTGACGCAATGTTTAGGCATTCTGATCGTTACCGTGTTGACTATAACGCCGATGCCGTCACCAGCGTTCCAACACCAGCGCAACCGTATCGCGCCGGTTCGCGCATTGGTGTTATGTGGTCATTAATACGCCGTGATGATGGCGCGACTACACGCGAAATTGCCGATGCAACCGGCTGGACGGCGCAAACGATACGCGCTCGCATATCTGAAATGCGGCGCGAACATGGCGAACAAGCGGTTATATGCCATACGCAACAAGCCTATGGTCATAGCTATGGTTCATCTAATGGCGAACATGACTTGAATGGTTACATGGTACCAGCGACAATAGAACGCCGCCAGCGCGACAACGGCGGGTTGTTACCAGAAAACCAACGCGGCGTTTCATCCATATGGGCTGGCTTGGATGATGAGACATTTGAATATTTCAACACGCGGCGCGATCAATTGAATTGATCGCCAGCAACCAACCGGATTAACCCGCGCTAGTCGCGGGTTTTTCTTTGCCTAGGTTTTACAGGTACCCTAGGCAACGCGAACAAAATTTGATCGGGACGGGGACGGGTATGGCACCCCCCCTTTTTTTTGTGTTGACATAGGGGAGGGTTTGCACCGTGTTCCACACCAACAATCACCAAAAAATTTTGCAAAAAAAAAATTCCTTGCGCTTTTGCAATCATTGCCCCATATACTACATATAGACAAACAAGGAGGGTTCTATGACTAAGTATAGACTTAAAATCGGCGGTAATCCTATTGAGTTTACCTCTACCAGCCCCGAGGGCTTCATTGATGCGTGGCGTATGGAGCATCGCTCACCTGATCCTGATCAGGATGCGTGGATCAAGACAGCGGCTGCGCTTGCTTGCGACTGGTCTGGCCAGTCTGTTAGGTACGACACGCTTGCGGCTTTTACTGAAGACATGATGCGTCATGGGATGCTGGAGGCTGTGGATGCCAAGTAAGGCTCAAACATCCCACAGTATGTGGGGCGGCGGCGACCTCATACGAGAACGCACCACGATGGGCAAGAGCCAAGCTGCTTTTGCTAGTATTCTTGGCTTGAGCCATCGTATGTATTGTTATTACGAG